ACACAGCATCCTTTGTGGTTGCTATTACTGAATTAGAAAACACTGACATTGAAGCAGAACTTGAAGCTCACCGTGGCGTAGCTCTTTACAAAGAAAACGAAAACCGTTTAAAGTTAGCCAACAAAGAGTTGGCCACACGTCAAAGCAACGTTAAAAAGCTACAAGATGCATTGAATATTGCACAAAAGAGCTTGGCGTCGATTAAGGCTCACCAATGTCCCAGCTGTGGCCAAGATGTGCATGATGAACGGCATGATCAAATGACTACAGATGCACAGGCTGCTGTGGACCTGACTATCAACGCACTGCGTGAAGAGCATAGTTATTTGGCTCAAGCTGACATGGCTGTGAGAAGCATTGGTGTTCTAGGTGATCGTCCCAAAACAAAGTATGCAAACGTTGAAGATGCGGCTGCACACAAGAACAACTTAGAAAACATTCGTCGACAACTTGAAACAAAGGCTCAAGAAGAAGATCCTTATCAAGAACAGATTGAAGCTATGCGCAACACTGCACTAGCTCTGGTCAGCTGGGACGAAATCAACAGAGTAAGTAAGCTACTTGAGCATCAAGAGTTTTTGTTAAAGTTATTAACCAGCAAAGATTCATTTGTGCGAAAGCGAATCATTGAACAGAACTTGGCATACTTGAATCATAGACTAAGTTACTATTTGGATAAGTTACAGCTACCACACCAGGTTACATTTAAAAGTGACTTAGAGGTAGACATTAGCCAACTAGGACAAAGTTTTGACTTTGACAACCTGAGTCGAGGAGAACGAAATCGTTTAATTCTAGCACTGAGCTGGAGTTTTAGAGATGTGTATGAGAGCTTTACAGAGCCAATGAACTTGATGTTTATTGACGAACTTGTTGACTCTGGTATGGATAGTGTGGGTATCGAACACTCCATGTCAGTACTAAAGTCCATGGGTCGTGAAATGAATCGTAACATTTTCTTGATCTCGCATAGAGATGAACTAGCAAGCAGAGTGAATAACGTGCTTATGGTTGTTAAGGAAAATGGATTCACTATGCTTGAAGCAGATACACAAGTCATTGAAAATTAAGGAACATTATGACAAATCATGAAATTTTATTGGAACAGTTTGAAGCATATAAAGCTGAAAACGAAAAGTTTGCAGGTAAGGGTGTAAAAGCTTCTGCTGCTCGTGCTCGTAAGGCACTACAGGAAATGTCTAAAGCTATCAAAGAACGCCGTAAAGAGATTACAGCGGAGAAAGAAGCGTTAGCAGCCAAGTAATGTGGTTTTACAACAATCAAGTTGTAGACTCATTACCTGATGACTGCGTTGGGTTTGTGTACCTTATAACAAACCTAACTAACAACCGAATGTATGTGGGCAAGAAGCTGTCAAAGTTTTCTAAGACCACATACCGGGTTGTTAAACTAAAGAACGGTACAAAAAAGCGGAAGAAGATTCGAAGTAAAATCGAATCCGACTGGCAAACATATTATGGCTCATCCGTAGAACTACTAGCAGACATAGCTCAACTAGGCGCAGACAATTTTAAAAGAGAAATACTACACTATTGCAACGCAAAAGCAGTATGCTCTTATTTAGAAGCAAAAGAACAATTTGACAGAAAAGTACTAGAATCAGCAGACTACTACAACGGCATCATCTCACTCAAAGTACACAAAAATCATATCCGAGACAAACTTTAACTACATGGTTAACTAATCTGTACAACAGATAAATCCTTATACTTCCTGCGTAAACCGCTAACTCCCCCAGACTCATTTACTACTGATAGGCTTGTGCAGCCAGTTATTTTGCACCCATAAAACCTGGCCCTAGGGTGGCGCAGGGGAAGGAACTTCCGACGCAGTAGCGGAGACTTAGCACCACTATCCTTAACAGGACGCAATTCATGGTATGAAAAGAATTGGTGTAAGTATCGTACTACCAAAAAGAGCAGGCAATGTTGACAATTACATCCTGCATATTGTATCAGTTAGTTCAATTAGGTTGATACAATAGCGTCATAATAAGATAAGCGTAAAAAGGTACAGCGTGACCGCCTTAACTGGTAACAGTTGCTTTAATTGAATGTGGCATTGGACTTCGGGTCAAGTGTTAATCTTAGTCCTTAACAGGGCTAAGTGTGACTGAAGCATCAGGTCAAGTATTCATTATGTAGTTCATGTGTTAAGAAACAACACAAGTATCATACTAAATCGTGTTAAACCTAAAAAAAAATAGGTTATAGTAAACTGAATGAGTTGAGCGAAGCGATACGAAATTCAAGAGCGAAGTATTCGCTCTACCAAGATGTATTACAAATGAATACTAACGACGAGCAAGTCCTTTTTTGCCGTACATGGTTTCTGTGTGTTCTTTAATGACTTCACTTAGTACCATTCTTTCTTCGTGAGTCATGTTCCAAATTTCTGATGGGCTGATGTTACCCCAAACACTTAACATGGATACTTCTTTGATTACGGCTCTTGACTCGTTTTCAATGCCCTCGATGAAACGTCTAATCTTGTTTCTATCGAGTCCTAGACTCAAGAGCCGACGTTGAAAAAACTTGTGGGGTCAAACAGCATGTCTGTGGTAAACTTGTTTTTGCAATGATCACAAGTTACTTCTAATGTTCGAGTAATACCATACTTGCCAAATGCTTTGATCTCTTCGTCAAGACGTTCGTTACTGGCACGATCCAAGTTTTTGACCCAATCATGAATGTGATTGTAGTTTGTTACTTCAACACCTTCTGGCAGCGTTACTGAAATAATGCTGGCCGCAAGAATGTCTTGGCTTAGTACAACTAACTGATCATAACCACGATTGGCAATGTCTGCTTTTTGTTCAATTGTGCTGTTTTCATTTGCTTCGGCACCTTGTAGTGATCGCATGGTATTGAACTGTACACGTAACAAACGACTTTGTGCTTCTAGTGTGTATGGCTTTAGTCTAACAACAACTCCATTGGCCAATGTAACAGTGCCCAATTCCTCAGGGATAGATCTTGAAGTTGATAGTACACTACCTAAGCCAACTGTGACTCGTTGTGACTTACCATCACTGGCTTCACATCCGTGATTGACATCTAGTTCCATGTCATCGCCATAACTGGTCATACGCATGGCAACCAAAATAGCATCAATATCCGGAGCAGGAATTTCTGCCACGTCCCGAATGTCAGGACATACAGAAGCAATCACTTGCTTTAGTGCTTCACCGTTTAACAGTGCATCGGGATTCTTAAGAGCCAATTCATCCTTGGCAGTCATGGGATAAACTGCAAGTTCATTAGTGTCACTTAGCTTTGGTGTAGTATTGTAGAATCGGCCACCACTGGGCAATTCAATGTAAGTTCCAGGCTTGCGGTAATACTGTGCCAATGGGTTTGGCTGCGGTGCCTTGATTGGCTGCTTTAGTGGGTTTGAGTTATCCATGTAGTTAATCCTTAACGGTAAATAGGTGTAATAGAACCTGTGTCATAAATGTATTTATGTACTGTTTTAATGGCTAAAGGACCGGATTTCACCAAATGGCAGAGTTTGACCAAGACAAATTTGATATATCGTTAAATCAATTTTATAACAAGTTAGCGAGCTTGTCAAACTCGCTTGGCCGCGGTCAAACTGGCGGCAAAACCAGCCAAGTGCCACGTGCCAAGGCTGCAGACCCTGCAGAAAAAGCCAACAGAGTTGAACTTGACAAAAGTACAAAATCAATCAAAGCTCAACGTGTGCAAACTGATGCAGAAATTAAAGCATCTAAAGAAGCAGTAAAAGCTCAAGAAGACTTAACAGATGAACAAGAAAAAGCTCAAGAGATTCAACGACAAACCAACAAAGCGTTTAAGAATTTTGGCAGCACACTAATTGAAGAAAAAGCAAACCTAAGTGGTGCGTTCAGCAGACTAGGCGACAATCTAAGCAGTACCGGTACCACATTTGGAAAGTTCATCGGCGGAATGGCCGCAGGTGTTGGCTATGCCTTGGGTGGCTTACAGGAATTTGCCAAGCAAGCCGGCGACATGGGTGCGTTTGCTGATCTAAGTAAGTTCAGTGTTGGTTCAGTAACGCAGATGAAACTTATGAGTGGCCTTGGTGGTGCATTCATAAAAGTAATTGAAAACAGCAACGGAACATTTAGAGCATTTGGTGCCACTAGCCAAGAAGCCGCAGAAAATTTAAGCAATCTAAGTCGTGGTTTGAAGTATGGTAGTGGATATCTTAATAACACCTTGCGTAATGCATTAGGTAAAGATCTTGTTAAAAGTGTTGACCGTGCCGCACGTGCCGCACGTTCGATGGGCATGACTGATGAAGAACAAGCAAAGCTAACAGGTGATCTTGCTATTACTGCGGCCATGGGCGCCAAAGACGAACAAGATGCAAAACGTAGATTAATTCAACAGTATAGTACAGCCGTAGATTCTACAAAGACTTTGATCAATGCGTTTGGTATTACCAAAACTGCCGCACTTGCAGCCGCAGAAGCATTTAGAAAAACCGACGCCGGTACATTTGCTGCCAAACAAGGTACGACTGCTGAAACTGCCGCCTTGGCCAAGTTGTTTCAAGACACAATGGGTATTGACGCTGACAAAGCCGCTCGAGCTGCCTTGGGTGTTATGCGAGGCGAAGAAGGTCAAGCCAGAGCTGTAATTGGCGCCGGCCCACAACAACAGACCATGGATCTGTTGATGGAGTCTATTAGAAGAAATGGCGGCAAAGCTGGCGACATGGAAGGTATTGCTGCCCAGATGAAAAATATGGGCCCGCAAATGGAGCAGATTATCAATGATGCTTCTGCTCAAGCAGTTAACAATCCAACTTACTCAGCGTCGGGCGCGGCATTAGCCAGATTCAAATCTGGAATGGACTCAGCAAAACCAGAAGAGCCTGCACCAAGAACTTCAGAAACTGACAACATCATGGCCATGAACAGCCTGACTGCGGCACTTGAAAGTCTGCGTAATGTTATCATTGGTTTAACTGCTGGCATTGCTACATTAGTCGGTAGCTTAGGTGCATTAGCAGTATTTGGAGCAGGCGGCGGATTAATGAGTGGCGGGCTAGGCAAAGTTGGAGACATGCTAGGTGGCCTGTTTGGTAAAAAGATGGGCACTGCCGGCCCAGCCGCTGGATCATTTGCAGGCTGGAAAACTGGTCCTACAGCATCGGCACAAGGTGCTGGCAGTGGAATCATGGACAAGCTAAGTGGAGCCGCAGGCAAAGGCATGGAAGGCCTTGGAGACATGCTAGGCAAGCTAGGCGGAAGTAAAACAGTCAAAGGAGCCGCTACTCTTGCATTACTGGGCAGTGCGTTAGCATTAACTGCTGTGGGATTAAAAACATTCAATGAAGTAAAATGGGAAAGTTTAGGAAAAGGGGTAGTTGCACTTGGCGGCCTAATTGGCATGGCCAGATTAGTAGGCGAAGCAACCACTGGTATTGTTAAAGGTGCGGCAGCTATTGCAATTTTAGGCGCGGCTGTAGCACTATCGGCTATTGGATTTAAGACATTTAATGATGTAAATTGGGATAGCTTGATCAAAGGCGCAGGAGCGATTGCTATACTTGGTGTAGGAGCACAGTTACTAGGAAAGATGTCCGGAAGCATATTAATGGGCGCACTTGCTATTACTGCACTTGGTGCCGCAATGTGGGTAGCTGGTAAAGGCTTCCAAACATTTAACGATT